CCCCGGTCGTGGCGAGTAAGTAATTACTGACCTTCGGAACCCCGTCGCCCGTGTAGTAGAAGCGCTGCTCGTCGTTGTCGTTTGCCGTCGCGACGGCGATGTCCACATCCGTGGCCCAGGACAACCACGCAAGATCGCCCGTACTCGGGTCGCGCAGCACATAGATCGTTTTAATTGGGCCGGTGCGATTGAGGTTATCGACAACCACCGGCTCCGGGTAGGGGATCAAATCCCCAGAGTACAGCTTGCAGTTGCTGGCTACCTGCGCTGCCGTGTCGGGCAAAAGCTCCGAAGAAATCTTTGGCGCCTTACCCAAAAATCTTGTGATTTTGACGCCCGACATGGCAACTCCTAGGCGGAGCCTTTAGGCACTAGCACGCTTAGCGCACTTGCCTGCTCGCTTGCACTTGGCGGGGGTTGGGCAGGATGCGCAGGTCTTGAACGGCTTGACCATGCCACCTTTTTGGTAGGACTTAGGCTTCATGCCGGACTTCTTCATCATCATGGGAGTCGCTCCTTAGCGAAGTTTGAAGTGCTCAAGGGCAGCCATCGCTGCCGTTGATAGACCGGCGATCCACAAGAGTGGCTTTGCCAGTTTCCCGAGGAACTCAAGTACCGTGAAGGCACCCTTTGCCGCTTCAAACGCGTTTACTACTGCGTCGGTTTTCTTGTCGAGCTTATCGACTTTTGATTCAACTTCGACCAGCCGGTCATAAATCTCGCGGTGGGTGATGTCTTCCACGGTTCAGGCTCCTTCACGCCAGTCTTTGCCTTCCCACAACGCGGCTTCCGCAGCTCGCCGCTTAACCAGCCCTTCTAATATATTACCACCAGCCTTGTTCCACCGCTGTATTTGGTGAGGCACATCGGACATGGGTCCGTAATTAACCCGGTTGAGGAGCGTGGACTCCTTGAAGTTGCCCGGCCCAAGGTTAAAGACCCATGATACCAGAGCGTCAAACTCGTTTTGCTTCAGGGCCACCTCGACCATGCTGTTGACGTAGCCTTCAAACTCTTCAAGGTCTTCGATGAGCAGAGCTTCCGCCTGCTCTTGGTCAATTACATCACCTTGCTTAACAGACCGAGTGTGACCATAGCCAATAGTCCACACACCAGCAGGGCACAGGTAAGCGTCCAGGCGACAACCCTCAAAGTAGCGGATAAGGGAGATTCCTTCATCGCTCGTCCTCATCTTGCCAGCCCCTTGGATTTCTCCCAGGTTCTGAGGCCGCCTAGCCCCAGCATCCCCAGCAACACCGTCATCAAGTTGTCCATGTCGAACTCGGGCAATGCGGGTAATTGTACCCCAGACCACGCTGCAACAAATATCACGAAGGGCGCGAGCACAAAATGCCATGCGAGCGCCACTCCACAAGTCCAACCAACGAAAGGACGCCATCCGGCTACAAAGGGGTTCCGTGATGCAGCCTCAGCCTTGTTCACTTCAATCTGCGCCAGCGCACTTTCCTGCGCGTGACGCTCTGCCATCGTCGCAATTTCATGCGCCAAGCGAGCCTTTTGGTCCTTGTCCTCGACGAATTGATCGAGGAGGTTAGCAACCGGAGCTACTAGCGCCTGCCACATCACACATCATCCGCGTTCTTGTTTTTCGCCACATTGCCTGCCAGCAGGTTCAAACCACGGAGCAGGATGGAAATGTACTTGTCGTCGGTCTTAGTCGGCGTGAGCGCCGTGATAGCGGTCGCGGCGGTGACAACGCTGGTGATGGCCGTGAGCCATGCCGGGAATGCTTCAAAGAAAGCCAGGATCGTGTCCATAGTTTATTGCCCTCTGTTAGTTGTTTCGATTGTTCCACAAATCGAAGAGCACCCTAATCTTTTCTTTGATGGTCTCCACGTCTGCGTGCATCTTTGCCAATACGATTACCAGCGTGATGAATCCGATAAAGATCGGCCAAAGGCCGGTAATAAGGTCAAGCTGGGACACACGCCAAGCTCCTTACGAAACCGTAATATTTGACGTCATTTTCACCACCATGCGAGGTGTGTACGACGTAGTTGATGCGACCGTTACCGTGATAGTTGCGCCATTGGCTGATTTTGTGAATGTAGGGGCTGTGCCATCAGTAGCTGTGCTTCTAACATTTCCTATCCATGTCCCGGCATTATTATAAAAGAAAAACACCTCTTTCCTATATCCTTCGTATGTAACCACTTCTAACTCTAAATACGCACTATTTCCGTTACTGCCGCCCGTAATCGTAAAAACTTTTCCATTTGGCGAGGTATCTGCAAATGATACATACTCGTCATATTGAATTCCGCCGCCGCTAACAGATAGCTTTGCTTCCGGGTGAGGTGTAGTCGTCGTCCCCACCAGCAGGTTGCCCGCAAAATAGTTCTTAGCGTCTGCCCACTCTTGGGAAATACCCCAGTTATTAGTTACTGTGGTATTCGTCTGTGAATTAGGGGCTGTTAGTCGTAATCCGTAGAGATTACCAATAGTAACAGAAGAACCCGAATACGCTGCGTTCAAGTCCCAAAAAGGGCTAGTGCCAAAAAAAGTAGCAGTAGTGATGCTAGAGTTGAGTATGCCGCCTGAGTTAATAAATCTCAGATTGGGGGGGTTAGTGCCATACCAGTTTGTTATGTTTACAGTAGCATCAGCAGTAGGTTGAATAGTCAAACCTGAAGAAATGACAAAGGAAATTGTTTGTGTGCCACCAGAAGGCGGTGCCAGCGCAACAGCGTCAGCATTAAAAGTCCCTGATGTCCGACCGTTTGCGTCTATACCTTGATAGTTAAAGTTGTCAACGTGGCCAACATACTGTTTACAGGTATTTGGGTCTTCCCAAGTCATCACCGTATATCTGTTGGTAAAATAAAGCCTATCAATATCTGACGTGCTACCAGCCGTCTTCGTCATCTTAGAGTAGTCGTTGTAAACAAAATTGAAGTTAGCAGTTATGGTGTCATTTGTGCCAACTTCGGTGTTTATTGACCTACCCGCAATCAAAATCCAACTACCGCCCGCAGTTGGCGGATACGATTTCAAGCTAGTGTTCTGGACCAATTCACCGAAGCTCTGGTTAGATGCCGTCCACCCAGTGTAGTCAGAAGCAGACTGAATGTACGCAACCGTCGAGTTTAGTGGGTCTGTCCCATTGACCCGCAAAATGTCGATAGTAGACGGGTTCGTCCCGACTTCGACGATGTTACCGCCCGAGTCTTTGGTGTACAGACGCTTATCTGCGGTATTGACGGCGAGTTCAGCACCACCTGTCGAGTTAGTAAGATCGCTAGCGGAAGGAGCGCCGCTAGTGTCTTTTTTCTTGGTAAGGATTATGCTCATGAGTACGTCCCACCTGAAATTACTTCAAACGATCCTGCGGTGACCCGTTGTTCTACACGACTACCAACGGCAAACGATTGCCCCGAAGTACCTTGTTGGGCACGAGCAATCGTCATTGTATCACCGACCCGAGCAGTTACTTTTACAATTTCAGTTGTACCGCCGGTGCTGGTCAGGGTTAGGTAGAAATACTCGTCCCCCGTCAGCGTAGCAAATTTAGCCCCGTCCCCGGCGGCCACAACCAGCCCCGTATCAGTAGCGTTAATCGCAGTAGCGAGCGTGCTTTCTGCGTTGTTTTTAAGGACTATAGACATGGCCGCGTACCTTTAGAGCAGCAACACGTTTTGGTTTTCAATGCTGATGTTCTCAGCAGTGACCCTAAGCTCCGCACGGCTGTTCGCCGGGAAGGGAATCGCAAGAGTCCCGCCTTGAGCACGGACCACGGTGAACGTGTCATCAGCACGCGCCGTAACCTTCACGATCTCAAAATTACCGCCGGTGTCCGTAATGGTCAGGAAGAAAAAATCCCCGGCACCGAGGGCAGGAAATTTTGCCCCGTCCCCCGTAGTCACAACGATAGAGGTGGCCGTGCTCGTGACAGAGCCCGGAACCAGCGTAGAGGCATTGTTTGAGACTTTAGCAACCATCTTAGACTCCGAAAGGCTGCATGCGCACGCGCATCATGCCCCGCATGTTTCCAAGGTTCGCCCGAACGCGACGCTCAGCGACGTTGTAGGTGTACTGCCGGGCGTGATAGCTCGCCAGTTCGCGGTCAGACCAGTTCGTATTCGGTAATACTAAAAGGTGTTGCAGAGCGCCGTGCATGATGGTTTCTTCAAGCTCATCGAAAACTACAGAGTTCATCCCCGTAGCCGTTTTCTTGGGCTTGAGCGCAAGGAACATACGCACTTCATAAGTGCGGTCCCCATCGGGCAGCGGCAGTACGATGTATTCATCGGGCGTAATTTGGCATACCGCCTGCGGCGTGCTTCCGTCTGCTACCACGGATTCGGGCAACACATAGTCTTCGCCAGCGTTGAAGACCGACTCGTTAAACGTGTCCTCATTGAACGTATGGGACGGCGTTTCGCTCCACAGCACGGACGGGTCTTGTCCGCTATAAAGGTCAGCCCACTCAGGGAAACGGCGAATAGCCTCCTCAAGCACCAGACGGTCCAGGGGCAGGTCATTGACCAGCATTTCAAACATCGCCTGAACATCAGTGTTGTTGGGCTTCTCGTAGGCGTACTGATGAACGCCCGGCAGCAGGTTGAACTTCGGCACCTGATACCGCCAGAACAGCGTGCGCTCGCAGGTCCGGATCGCTGCGTCCCGAATGTAGTTCAAAATCGTGGGTTGCGGACAGCCGGGGACGCTGGCATTTACCCGAGGGATAAGCGTTGTAAATTCACGGTCGGCCATCAGACCACCTCGTTAGCCCGCATTGCCCCTTCTTCCGTATCGGTCACGGAGCGGGCCTGTAGCGAAGCGCCTAGCGTAGCAAAGAAGGAATCTTGGAAGAGCTTGGCCCGTCCAGAATTAACGTGCTCATCGTCCACAGATTCCGCCAGATAGACCGTGCCATCAACCACAGCGGTGAAGTATGCGTCCGACAGTAGGTCAATCGTGTCCCCGATGGCGTAATCTTCGGGGGTCTGGGCGTACTCACCGACCAGCACGATGCCCGCCGTAGGACGGGGGTAAAGGAAGAACCGATTGGCATTGCGCACATGGCGCATGAAGTTCACCGGCGTACCCGCCGGGTCGCTGACCCAGGTCGGGGCCATCTGATCCAACATGTCGCGGCTGACCTCAGTCACCGCGCTGCCGTCCTTTACCTGAAATACCTCAATCAACCGCATGGAGTCTGCGGGCAGGGACTGCAGGACCGTGTTCGCCGTGGTGGAAATATCGCCAATGAGGGCAAAAAGATCGGGGCGAAGCATCACCATCCGCTTCAGAGTCTGGTTCACAAACCCAAG